GATGCTTTAACTTTTGGATTATTTGGTAGACCATTCAGGTCTGTCAATAAGGCACAACTTATCAATTCCATAAATCAAGGTGGAACTGTTGTAGAGATTGAATTTAGTATTGGTAGTAAAAAGTATATAGTAAAAAGAGGCATAAAGAAGAACTTTTTTCAAATATACTTGGATGGTTCTCTTTTGAATCAAGATGCATCTGTTAGAGATTATCAAGAATTCCTTGAGAAAACAGTTCTAAAATTGAACTATAAGTCTTTCACTCAGATTGTTCTTTTGGGGAGTTCTTCTTTCATTCCCTTTATGCAACTCAAGACTTCTGAGCGTAGAGCCATCATTGAGGATCTTCTTGACATTGAAATTTTTTCTGTCATGAATCAACTTCTCAGAGGTAAGGTGGGTGTTAACAAAGATGTTACAGGAACAGTTGATATTTCACTTGGATTGGCTAAAGGTGAAGAGAAATCAACCAAACACTTAATTGAAAAGCTTAGAGAAAATAAAACTTCTCAAATTCAAAAAAATAAGAAAGACATAAAAGAACATGAAGAGTATCTGGAAGATTATAAAAAGAAAAATACAGAAATTAATCAAGAAATTGAAAAATTTAATATATCTATATCAGATGAGCCTAAAGTAAGAGAGGAAGACAAGTCATTACTCAATTATAAGAATGACATTGAAAGGGGCATTCTTCAATCTGAAGAAGACATAGAGTTTTACGAAAACAATAAAGAATGTAATGTATGTCGGCAAGATATACCAGACAAATTTCGTGAAAAGATGATTGAGCATTTTCATGGTAAGATGCACCAATTGAGTGGTGGGATAGTCAAATTGGGGGAGAAGCTGAGTAACGTGAAACATAGAACTGCTGCTATTGATAACGTCCTTTCACAAATACAAAACTTTAAAAACGACATAATAAAGAATCAAAATAGTATTCAAGTATGTGTTCAATATATCAATAAGGTGTCTAATCAGAATGATGAAATTTCACAAATGATAGACGATATAGATATTAAAAGAACTGAACTTGAAACTATAAAAGAAACTATTGAGACATATACTGAAAAGAGAGAAGAGCTATCAAAAGAAAAGCACCTGTATGAACTAGCAACAACTCTTCTTAAAGATACAGGAATTAAAACTCGTATTATTAAACAGTATCTTCCAATTATCAATAAACTGATAAATAAGTATTTGTCGGCGATGGATTTTTACATTACATTTGAACTTGATGAAAATTTTAATGAAACTATAAAATCAAGACACCGCGACGAATTTACTTATGCCTCTTTTAGTGAGGGGGAAAAGATGAGAATAGATCTTGCTCTTCTTTTCACTTGGAGAGCTGTGGCTAAACTTAAAAATAGTGTAAACACCAATTTACTGGTGCTTGATGAAGTGTTTGATAGTTCACTAGATGCTTCAGGAACAGATGAATTTTTAAAAATACTTTATGATTTAACACACGGCGCATCTTCAAACATAAATGTATTCGTGATAAGTCATAAAGGTGAAGTACTATATGATAAATTTGAAAAAACGATAAAATTTCAAAAACAAAAAAACTTTTCAACACTGGATGCATGATGTCTGATATAATAACTGTGGGTGCTGACTATTCACCAAATACCAAATACAATTTTAAAAATACAGATGATGAAATTACACTCAGGAAAATAGATTTACTTCCAGAAGATCATCCAGTGTTACATCAAGAACCTCTTACTTGGATTTTTGACCCACCCCAAGCAGACCCAAAACTCATGTATGATATAATGCTTGAGAACATGGTCTATCATCATGGACTAGGGTTATCCGCCAATCAAGTAGGAATGCCCGTAAAAGTTTTTGTAATGAGAATAGATGAGAGCGATAATGCGATAGTATGCTTTAATCCAGAAATAACAAAAGAATCAGAAGAGATGGTGACGATGGAAGAGGGCTGTTTAAGTTTTCCATATTTGTATTTGAAAAAAAGAAGGCCCGAAAATTTGTCAGTTAAGTATCAGAATGCAGACGGAGATTATATTACTGCTCATTTTGAGGGTTTAGCTGCAAGAGTTTTCCACCATGAAATGGATCACATGACAGGTAAAACTTTTTTGGATGGAGTTAGTAAAATTTTACTACAATCAGCTAGAAGAAAACAAAAAACATTAATAAAAAAGGCAAAAAAAGATGGAAGAAGAACTCCATATTGAAAGACACGGCTCATCTCGTAAATCAAAACGGTTTGCGAATAAGCGCGAAAGACTTCAAGTAAAGAATTATTTAAAAGGAAAATCACCAGAAGATTTTGTTGATGAAACTGATGACGATGATATAGATTATGAAGAAATACCATATAAAAGTTAAAGACAAAGTAGTTCACAGGACAGACAATGTGAAAGAGGCAATGAAGGTAACTGCTGCAGCATTCCGCGATGGGCAGGAAGAAATATCTCTTCATGGTGGTAGAATAGGAAAATGGTGGAGTAATTAATATGCCGATATATGAATATCAATGTAACGAATGTGATGAAATAACTGAAGAGTTTGACAAAATTACTTCAGCAATTAAAATAATAAAATGTTCTCTCTGTGGGTGTGATGCTAAAAAAATTATCAGTTCAATCCAAAATTATCAGCTGTATACAGGAGCCAGGCGACAAGAGGAAACTATTGAAAGATCAACAGTTGTAACTAAAAAAATTAATGGAAGAACAAAAAAAGAGACAATTTATAAAAAACCATTAAAAATAGAGAAGGATTAACTATTATGCCGTTATATGATTTTGGATGTGAAGAGTGTGAATACACAGAAGAGATACTAACAAAATCTGCAGGAAATGCAGAAACACGTTTAACTTGCCCAGAATGTGGAAAAGAAACTATGAAAAGACAGGTGGGCCTTAGCAGTTTCCAACTCAAAGGTGGGGGTTGGTATAAAGATGGTTACACCAAAAAACCAAAGTGATATATATGACATAGAGATGTTGGTACTAGGTACAGCGCAGTTGACTACTGACTAACTCCTAGCCGGTGGGTTTAGTCACTCACTTAATAGAACTTACAACGGTATGTACAACCACGAAGCATTTTTCGTTGATCTGAAAAAATGTAGTAAGTTTGGATTAACATCTCTACTTTTATAAATACTTTTTTAAGTATACTTCAAGTTGTAACACTATTTTAGAGGAGCACCCCGAATGTCCTTTACCATGCAGTTACCCACTTATCAAGTAGAAACCAAAACTGGGTCTACTTTATACCCCTCCCACACAGAAGCAAATAATCATTATCAACAATTTGTAGATAAAAATGTCCCTTGTGAATTATACGAGGATGGAAGATTACAAAAGGAACATAAACCCAATTAACTAAAGATTTTATTATGAAAAGTGAAAACGGAGCAGGGAAGCTGCTCTTTCAATATGATGAAGACAAAATTTTGGAAGAAGTAAAAGAGTATATTGCAGAAACTTACTCAGAGCATTACGGCGACCAAAATATTCAAATTCAGGATGTGTTCTCACAAATGGGAATCGCCGAAGAATTTACCAGAGGAGCAGCTATGAAGTATCTGTTTCGTTTCGGAAAGAAAGAAGGCAAAAATAAAAAAGACCTGTTGAAGTGCCTTCATTATGTAATTTTATTATACCACTATTCATTTAAGCCGGAAGGGCTGAACAAATGAGAATTATTGAAGATGTAAAATTGGATTTCAACGATGTTTTAATCGCGCCAAAGAGATCACAACTTACCTCACGCAAAGACGCTGAACTCACCAGATCATTTACATTCAAACACTCAAAATTTAGATGGAGTGGTATCCCCATAATTGCCGCCAACATGGATCACACAGGCACCAATGCCATGGCTCATGTTCTTATGGAATACCCTATGCTTACAGCTCTATGTAAGTTTGTCGAATCTACAGAGTGGGGGTGGAATAAGAACATAATAAGAACAATTGGATTAGACCAAAATCTAGACACTTTACCCTATGATTCTGACACCGCGCCATGGATTTGTCTTGATGTAGCGAATGGATATACTGAACGATTTTGTGATTATGTTACATTGATGAGATCTCACGAAGCAACCAAAAATAAAATAATCATAGCAGGCAATGTCTGTACTCCAGAAGCGACGGAACAGATAATCCTTGCAGGTGCTGATGTTGTGAAAATTGGTATCGGGCCTGGAAGTGTTTGTACGACTCGGAAAATGACAGGTGTAGGATATCCACAACTTTCAGCAACGATAGAGTGTGCTGATGCAGCTCATGGTTTGGGTGGACATATTGTCACAGATGGTGGTTGTACCGTGCCAGGCGATATCGCTAAGGCATTTGGTGCTGGTGCAGATTTTGTGATGTTAGGTGGAATGTTAGCAGGACATGATGAGTGTGAAGGAGAAGTTGAAAATGACACAATGACATTCTATGGTATGTCTTCTGATGACGCTCAACTAAAATACTATGGAGAAAAGAAATCACATCGGGCAGCAGAAGGAAAGAAAGTTCAAGTTCCATATCGGGGTAATGTTGCAGATACAATACAAGATATACTTGGTGGACTAAGAAGTGCGTGTACTTACGCTGGTGCAAGAAGTTTAAAGGCATTACCTAAGTGTACTACATTTGTTAAAGTTAACCGTCAACTGAATGAGGTATTTTCATGAAAAAACTATGGTATGATTGGAAAGAAATGCGAAGAGATGTGAATACTCTTTGTAGAGACATTGTTCTCGCCAAATTCGATCCCGATGTTATAATAGGAATTTCGAGGGGAGGACTTTTACCAGGCGTTATGATGAGTCATTGGATGAACAAACCATTTAAACCAATTAAAGCAGCATTAAGAGATTTTCCCGATTGGGAAGATTATTTACCAAGAAAAACAGATAAGCGTGTTTTAATTGTTGATGATGTTTGTGATTCTGGTAAAACATTTCATAAGATTAAAAATTATATTACAGGGCCAAGAAAAGGAGATCCAATGGAAGTCCAATGTGAT